CCCATATCAGCACCCATATCAGCACCCATATCAGCACCCATATCGCCACCAGTCATATCACCGCCTGCTGGTCCCATTCCACCAAAGCCTGCGCCTTGACCAGTAATGATACCAACAGCACCTTGTAGACCTGTCTTAGATTGTGTAATAGCTGCCTGCAATGAAGTCAATGCCTCTGAAACTTGGCTACTGAATTGTTCACCTTCACTTGCACCAAACTCACTGTTGACACCATCAACAACAGCTGGTAATTCTTTAACCAACATGTCTGATACTTGCTCAACCATCTTTTGCATTGCATCAACCATCTCTTGTGCGGCTAGAACAACTTGAGATTTCTCAACTTCTTCGTTCTCTACAACAATACGTTGGTTGTATATTGGCATTGTACGTAGATCACCATAGTGATGAGTCAATGCTTGCTCCATGAATACAAGTTTCAAATAAGCAGGATTTTGCTCTCCGCTCATTGACTTGGTTTTAGCTTCTGACATTAGACGCTTCACTTTAGTAAGCATTGTCTTAGTCTCATAAAGACCTAACTTTTCAACATTGAATGTGGTGTTGAAATGTTCTTTTAAAGCCTTCTTGGCTACGGTCGTTGTTTTGTTATTAAATTCAGTAAGTTTCATAGTTATTCCCAGATTACTAATAAAGTATTTATCATTTTCTAAATTATTTTGAGGAATTTAGTTCAAATTGTCTATACTGCCAAGCCTTACACTTTTCAGTGTAGTTGTTTATTTCCTTAGAAATTGAATGTTTTTTTATCTTATCTTCATTGATTTTATTAAGGTACAGTATCCGTTTTTCTATATCTTTTGTCTTCTTACATAAATTTTCATGGGTTATCATGTTCTGTATAGTTCCAGATAACAACTTATCCAAATATAACACCCTAGCTGAATCATTGAAGTTCTGACATTTATCAAGTGTAGACCAAGTTACGGCATTCTTTAAATCCATGAATGTGTATACTGTATGAGTGTGTTTCTTTTCAACCACAAAACCCATATCAGTTTTACCAATAAGATATGTTCCAAATAGATTATATCTACCATCGTCATCTTGGAATATCATCTTTCTTTCTAATATTGACATTTTTTCCTTATTAAGGATTTTGTTCAATATGTCAAACGTTTTTGGTTCATTGATTTTCATCTGGTATTTCCTCAAAATATATATTACGCAATTCAGAACTTCCATCTAAGAATGTAGGTAATTTATTCCATTCAGTACCTATTTGTATCATGGGTACCCCGTCACAATCTGTATACAGGTATCCAAAATCATTTATCCCGTCATCAAACACACTATGAAAATTCACTGTAAAATCAAAAGTCCAGCATGAGTGCGGTTCTAAATCAGACTCAAATAAAAATCCAAATTTATCAAATTCTGAAAAAATTATCTCAGAACGTACGGGATCTGAAATGTTCTCAGGTTGACTTCTTAATGAGATAACTTGTAGTATAGTATCAAGGTTACATTGTGTGTTGCGTTGTGTTTGCCACTGTGGGTCGGTGTTAATAGAATTTCTTCTATTAGTGACACCAGTTTTAGTGATATCAAAGAGTGTGTGGCATCTAATTCTTAACGGCATACACTATTTATAGAGGTAAAAAAGCCCGAGAAATTCTCGGGCCTTTACTAGAATAAGCTAGAATTAAGCTAGTTTGAAACCGTTGTTAGTAACAACTGCACCAGACAAGTCATAAGTAGCTACTGTACCTAGAGCACGGATAGCGGCTTGTAATGTTGATGCTGTCCAAGCGGCTGTTGGATAAACAGCGATAGACATGTTATTGGCTGAACCACTTGCTTCTACTTGATAGAAGTGTGTTGTAGCCAATTGAGTGATACATGTGATAACTGCTTCAACAGCTTCACCGCTATCTAATTGACCAGCTGGGTCAGCACCCAAGTCGATACCGAAGAAGTCTAACTTAGGACCAGATAACATTACTGGAGTTCCAGTAGGGTTGCTACCTGAACCGTTCAATGTGTCAATTGCAAATACTGGCTTTGTGTTGCCGTGAACTTTAGTTTGAGATGCCATAATAATTTTCCTTTAAAAGTTTGAGCTTCATATAGAAACTCATACTATTATTTATGCCAAAATAAAAAAAAGCACTCCGGAGAGTGCTTTTGTGTAATAGATTAATAATTAATCGTAATTAACGTCATCACTACGGATCTCAGCGTCATATACTGTAACGCTCCAACCAGTAGAATCGTCAATAGCAGTTTCCAATTCACTAATAGTAGTACTATCGAATGGACCTGCGCCTGGAGTTGTGTTCATTGACAATGCGATTGTCACATAATTGCCGCCCGGCTTGCCGATAACGTGCATTTCAGCAACTTGTTGCAATGCTGTAACTAACTTTTGAAAGTTGCTTCCGATTGTAGCGTAATCAGTTGACAAATCAACTCCTGCGTCAACTACGACCCAGAAGAACTCACGTCCTTGAATTGTTGATGTTGGTAATGTAATACCGTGTCTTTTTGGTTGTTGAGCCATTTTATTTTCCTTTTTTGAAGTTTTGAATTCATATAGAACTCATACTATTATTTATGCTCGGCCTGCTAGATTCTGGCGAGAGAATCCCATTCTATTGACGATTTTAACACCGTGAGCAACGAATCCTTCTTGGCTTTGAGTACCATCTTGCAAATAACCTTTTACAGGACTTGCTTCAGCTGCCTTAGCTAATTGTGGTTCAACTTGCATTTTTAGTGTGTATACAGCAACCCAGATAGCAAAAGCACCTTGAATACCGGCTTCATTTTGCTGAAAATGCTCTGTCAATTTAGCACGAATAGGCTCTGACATTGGACGAGTTTTGAAGAACTCATAGAAGTCACCCACTAGATTGTTTAAGTTACCTGATACAATCTTCTTGTTGATATAAACCGTACACATTAATGGGAACGCTGTTTTAGTCCCCGGTGGTGGTTGTAGAATCCATTGATCGGCAGCGGCTCCGTGTTGACTGATTACCTTCTGTACTTTAGCTATATCGGCTTTATTAAGTTTTAGTTTAGGGACACTAGGCATTGCTGCCGGTACAATAGCAACATCACCGCTATTTTTCAATTGTCCTATAGTACCGTTCAACAATTGAGCATACTGTACATTATCAGCTTCAGGGGGAATATATTGATGCACTGCAATACCACCTACTTTTCCAGCAATCAATCTACCAATATCACTGTCAGCTTCAATTGTATATGCAATTCCATTAGGGTTGGCTTTGAATTTATACAATCCACCTTCGTCTTGCAATGGTTGACTGAATAACAAATCGCCCCAATAAAAACCTTTACCTGAATACGATTTTTGTAAGCCTGGCCAGATTCTTGCAATGATATTAACTAAATCACCACGTTGAATTCCACGTGCCTGATCGTATGCGGCAAATGCTTGAGGGCTAGTTACTCGGCCAGATCCGTCTTTTTTGTTAAACATGTGCTTGTCACATACAACAAATTTACCATCAGGTCCTGTACCAAAAATCAATGCAGGATAACCATCCCACTTGATAGTAATAGCGGCTGGTTGTTTTACTGTTTCTACAATAGCTTGTAGGCCACGATTTGCACCAGAACTACCAGATTGAAATACTAAATCTTCAGGGTGCTCTACGTGTGCTTTAGTTAAGTCACCGTCTTCAACTATAGTGTTAATGGCACTAATCTTATTAGTTAGTTCTCTTAACGATTCAGAAAAATTCATTATATTTTGCCCTGTTGTTTTAGCATAGACAATATTTTAGCATCAACTGGGTCAGCTGGATTCAATGTATTAGGTTGTCCCGGCGTACCTCCCAGAGATACCTGTACTGCCGGAGTAGTTGTTGCGGCTGCTGGTTGAGTTGCGGGTGTTTGATTAGGGTTATTTGGCCTTGCTACATTAACAGTAGATGAGGGTCCTGCCCCACTTGATTTAGTTAATTGACCAACCATATTATTCATTGGCCCTTTTGCCTTCATAGTTGAACCCAAGCTATTATATTTTCCAATAGCAGCCATTGCTTTAGCAATGCCCGGTTTATAATTTGCGGCAATTGCCTTATCAAGAGGTGCTTGTTGTTCTCCTGCATCCCATTTATTTTGTGCAAGATACTTATTAACCCAAGAACCTACGTCAAATGGTTCACCCCGTAGTCCAGTTGATGTTTGTTCGGCTGCTCCCATGTCCTTGAGAAATTTGTCCATAAAGAGTTGGTCTGTACGAGCAGAGATTTTTCCCTGTGTACTAAACTTACCGGCTATCCCTTTACCAGCAGACATTGCTTTTTGTTTAAGAGCACCCATCATTGACGATCCAGCTGATGGTTTTGCGGTTGGTTGTGCGGGTGCAGGTGCTGTAGCTTGATTTAAAGCATTCCAATCAGTACCGGAAGATGCTGGTTTAGTTGTTTGAGCTAGTTGTGCGGTCTGAGTTGGTTGAGTCGATTGTACGGGTTGAGTTGGCTGAACTTCCTGATCTAGTTCACTCGGTATATTTGCTTGAGGTGTCATGTACGGATTAGGACGACTACCTACATTAGTAGGAGCTACTGCGGGTGCGCTAGTTCCAGTAGACGCGGTTGGTTGAGCCGCCGGAGCAGTTGTTTTTTGAGCATTGGCATTTCGCCTTAACGCATTCATACTAGCCTGTTTACGACGGCTAGCTTTACCTTCATCTAATATGAATTCACTCGCTCTCATTGTCATTCTTTCTCAAACTTTTTGAGAATCTACCCTGGTCACGTGCTTTGATAGCACTTAGCAATTTTCTCTCCAAAATTTGAGCTTTTTCGGAATCATAATGTTTATTAATCATTTCTAGTAGATTAATAGCACTTGTAATGATATTATGGGCGCGGCTTTCTATAACATGTTTAGTGTCACGATTTTGACCGAGAGCCTCTAATTCTTCCAACAGGCTACGAGTTTTTCTTTGCATATAAGTATAGATCCTACAAGTATTTATCTAATTATTGGAGATTCTTACGAACATCTCTCAACATTGCTTTTAGCCTATTTCCTTGCACATCTGCAACTACTTTATTAGTGTTGGTTCCGCCCATAGATTCCTCATCGGAAACTACATTAGAACTGGTTTTTAACTGGCTCATAATGTTATTTGCACTGGGTTGAGGATTATTAGGTCTATAGCTAGTTGCGCCTTCACCGTCTTCCCCACCCTCATCACTAATACGCATAGTTTCAACATTATATTCTAAATCAATCTTCATACCTACACCCGTTGAACTACGACTTTTCATACATTGAATCTGATACTTACCACGCTCACGCATACTACGATTAGTAAAGATACCAAATACGTTATCTGCCGTATTAATCTTACTGATACCACCTGCAATGTGACTATGGTCAAATTCAATTTCATCAACCGCACTGCGATTTAACTGACTAGCAGTTACTAACAAGATACCCATCTCTTTTGAAAGATTGCGTAATTCTTCTGCAACATACTTGTCTTTGATAAACTGATCGTTGGGATTAACTTTAACAGATACCGGCATAACCAAATCCAAGTAGTCAACCATTACAAAGTCAATTCTGATACCAGTTTGAATTTGCACTTCTTTTAGATAAGCACGAATGTCATTAACATTACTTTGAGCAGGTAATCCCTTAACACGATATTTACCAGACTTCTTACCAACCATTTTAACACGCAATTCAGTAGTATCAATATCTTTTCTAATATCTTTTGTACCCATGCTTGTCAACATCGCATCAGTACGTAGTGATGTTAGTTCTTCTGAAAGTTCTAGGGTAATATAAACACCACTCATCCCTGTTTGAATCCAGTTCAAAGCCAAGTTCATCATAACCAATGACTTACCTGAACCTGAACCACCAGCAAAAATGTTCAGTTCACCTCGACTCATACCACCATATAGAATACGATCCATCTGTGGCCAGCCAGTTGATACTTGTCCACCGTTATTAAAGTATTTGTTAATACGACCTTTAGGGTCGGCAAAGTAATCAGTACCCATGTCTTTCTGTAGACTGATCTGTACTGCATCTTTAATTAATTTCTCAACAGGACTGAAGTCACCTTTCTCTAACAAATCAGCTGCCTTTAGAATAGCACGTTCTAGTTCCTGTCGTTTAGTGAATGATTCGAATTCATCAAAGAACCATTCATAATGTCCCTCAGTCATTTCTGGAATAGGTTCAATGTCTATACCAGTTGTTGCTTTAATTTGTGTAGTATCTGGTAATATTTTATATTTGTCGGTATGCTCTTTGTACATTACTGCCACAGGTCTCAGAGAGCGGTCAAAGTTCTCTGAGTTCATAATATTCATAACACGTGTATAAAGCTCCGCGTTGGTAATCATCATGCGCAAGAATAATTTTTGTACATCAACAGTATAGTCCAACTGTTTTTTAGAATCCATTTGCTTTGCCAATTTTCTTCCTTTGCATTTCTATTTTTATTTTGTTCATTGTAGCATTTTGTAGTATGCTAAGTAAAGTAGGCAACTTACCATATTTCACTACAGCATCATTAACGTCTTTGATTCCCGGTTCCCAGTCCGGTAAACTAACACTATAACCCAACTCTAATGCTCTATCAATTATTTTAAACCCAGTTTCGTCAAAATCAGGCACCACAATAATTCGTTTATTAAGTTGTGCTAACAACATTGCCTGATCAGGACTAATATCATCATGCATGACTGCTACGCCATCAATTGACAATGCATCAAAAATACCTTCAGTTAATATACATACTTGCCAGTTTTTATCTTGTTTATCTATATTGAATACATAGCCTTGAGGTTGATCGTTAAGATACTTTGGCATCTTGTTATCTAAAAACCTACTAGTATTACCCACTACCTTACCTTTATATGTATAGGGTACAACTATTCTACGTTGGTTACGATACTTGTCATTTGGTGTAACCGTGAATGAATATTTAGTAAGGTCGATCTTACGACTAATCAAATAATCGGTGTATATTTTATGTCTAGGATTAGATGGATCTAATTTCTCACCTTTAGGTAAAGGCTTAGCATTAAATTCTAGTGGCGTATACTCTTTCTTTTCCTGTGTGAAATCAAATAAATCTTTATTCTGCAAACTTTCAAGACTCCAGCGTTGGACTTGTTCGCTATCCGCACCACACCAAATTAAGAATTGTCTAGTTTTGGGTTCGATGATTCTACCCATTGTGAAACCACAACTGTATCCACAGTTAAAACAATGATATAACCAATTAGTAGTACCGTCAAACTTGATACCACCTCTTCCTCGTGTGTCAGGATTATGACCGCGTGGTCCACAACAAATGGCATTGAAGCTAGTCCAGCCACTAGTAGTTTGTTTTTTTCTACCGGGAATTAAAGAGAGTATATCAAACATCTGTGTTATGATAACACAATTGTCATACGAAAGCAATAGTCTTGGTCAATTATCTGAACAATATCTTACCAATTGTTCCGCCGGAGCTATCAAACTTGACTCTTAAGAACACATGGCACCCATTAATATTATAATAATCAGTGTTGCTATAATTGGCGTATTCGACTGGTTCGGTAATATCATACCACTCACCGATTGAGCCGGTTACTGAACCCTGAATCTTAGAAGTACCTATAAACCCAGTATATCCAATTTGAATTGTATAACTATCGGTATCTTTGCTAACAAGGGTTTCACTATAATATGTCACTGGTGCCTCGACAGTAGGTTCTTCGTGTGGCATTAATCCTATTGAAGTTGATTTTACATATTTAGGTAACGTGCTATCAAGTATCTCAATGACTCCCCTACCACCTGAGTTATCATCTACGAATACAGGGAACTCAAAAGTATTGTCCGGTATAGACAGTGAATAATAACACAATGCACTGTCCATTTCTAATGACTCATTCATTGTTACTGTAAGTGTAGCAATTCCAGTCAAAGGTAATAAGGGTGTTAGTGCTTTCTGCAATAAAACCTCTGAGCCATCATAGCTCATAAGTCTGCATGTTAATGTTTTACCCGTGATGTTAACTGGTTTTTGTTCTTGGTTTAAGAATTGGAATTGAAGTTTATTATCAACTCCTTTATGGATTTTTAGGTTTTTAGAATACACGGTTTGATATCTCCTGTTGGATGCTCCCGAGTACAAAACTACAGTTTGTCGTGGGATAAAGTATGTTACTGATGTAGAGTACACGAAAAGGCTCCTTTACTATATTTAGTTAAAAATAATATAATGGTTAACCAAATCTGATAAATATCCGTAGACAACAAAAACAATGATTTCAAACGAATTCTTCAACAAACTAACGCAAAATCACCCATTTATCACAGTCTGTTCCTATGCAGGACAAGATTATGTTGGTATAGTACAAAATAGGGATGATATTGTTACCACTATCTACGATTACGGATCAATAATAGATCAGGTACTGCGTGATAGGTTCTTAGAGTTAGGAGATATTTGGTGGTGGGAATCTAATCGTTTAGTACCTATCAACATGTTTTTAAAGGATGATTGGTCTATGTTTAGACCCTATTTAAGAACGTTCAACAATAAAAGTCTTACTGTAGTTCACGGTCCAATATGTAGTATGTTAGAGTTAGCAAAGCGCAAGAGTAAGCGCAAATCAATTACTTTGGTCAAGCGTCTTAGCTGATTCTGCTAACAAGTTCATGTGTACTACCACTAAGTGAGCATATGCACAGGAATGGCTACGCTTGAATGTATACCCATCTGAATCTTTATCCCAAACAGTCTTTGCAACTTCTTTCCAAGATAGCCCAATCAAATGTTTTTTTGCAGGCCGAATAACTGCTAGAAACATTGCTAGTCTAGGAATGCTATCAATAGGTTCAGGCATCTTTCGCATACTTTGATAGTGATTACTTAAGTGTATGAGCTTCTCAACAAAAATTTTATCATTTAACTTAGCCCAATCAGGGTCACGCATCAAACTTATTAGATGTTCTTCGTCACGTATCTTATCATATACATGTACATTCAAAAAATCCAATTTAATATAACCACGTTGTTCTGCCACAGTATAATCAAGTGTAGACATTTCGTTAATAGCATCGTATGGAATGTCGGTTACATATATACCAGTTGAATGTTTACGCATAGGAGTTACTTCCCTCATTGCGGCTGGAACATGTTTGATATGTTGTAATATATTGTCTCTGTTGCCAAAGTCAATGTCAATGTCACTATTGAATTTCATCGGGTTACTAATTCTGCTTTAATTAATTTCATATATGCTTGTTGCACTACAACAGCCTGACGCTCTGCATCTTCCACTGCTCTGTGACTTGTGATATGTCCGTCTGCTTTAAGTTTAACACCAGTAATATCATAGATAGTTCGTGTGTCTCTTATATTCCAGAAGTTCCAAGGAGGCAACTGTTTAAAATTTCTCCATGCACTCTCCATTACAACAATGTCAAAACTTGCACCGTTACTCCATACCTTACCATTGTTATACTTCCAGCACCACTTGTATAATGTATCCATACATTCTTTAAACGACACCCTATCTCTATCACCCAATGCTTCTTCTTGTGCGGCTTCACTTTGTGTACTCCACCAACGCAATGTGTCTTCGTTGATAGTTCTATTAAACAAATCTGTTTGGTCTTCTATTGTCGGACGTAATTCTAATCGTTCAATCATGCCTAAACCTTTAGGATCAAACAATACAGCACCAATGGTAAGTATCACACAGTCTGGCCCTGTATCTAAACTCTCAATGTCAATCATTATATCGGCCATATTATACTTTCCACAATTCGTACATAGTTTTAAACTTATCATCCCACAATACTATTATAACATTTCCTGAGGTTAAAAGAAAGTCCCAACCCATACCTCTTTCACCGAAATTACGCCTACACCATTTTACAATGACGGTTGGATCTTCTTTTTTACCCTTACAATCATATACATACTGTACTTTATTGCCACGACTCATGTAGGTTCGATCAATAACCCCATAATCTATTTGGTCTTCTCTTACGGGTAATGATACAAAATTACCGCTAGGTTTCATTATCGCCATCTTAATATAAACCACTCAGCATCTTTAGATTCTTCAAACGCAAACTTAACACCATGATTCATAAACTCACCCATACAATTATTAGCGCACCAATCAGCAATATCAACGGCGTGATAGCGACTATTAAACGGGGGAAGTTCCACTTGTATCCAATTTAATACGCTAACAAGTACATCATAATCAATTTCCTTTGACATATCACTTGCTAGTTTATCTAGAATTTCATGTTCAATGTTCATTCCCATTTTAATACAAACCATTCTAAATCTTTTTTATCACGAAACCAAAATTTACTATTGTTCATATACCATCTCATGTGTGGAGACCATACACCATCAATTGCAGTTGGCCCATATGTATTGCTACACCAGTCTTCTACGTGCTTCCACATCCACCGTGAATTCTCATTATAAACTACCCAGTCAAGACTAGGATGTACAGTATAATATTTCTCACCATACACCTTACCTTCTGATAAAATTAAGTTCATTATCCCCACCTCAACATAAAATAACTAGCATTGCTATCATTATAAAAAGTAAAAATTGCCCTACGTTCTCTTATAGGATCAAAGTTAGTGCTATAAGTAAAGTTATCGTATTCTGGTTTATGATACGCAAAATCAAAATCTATCCCTAACTTCCAACCCATTTGTTTTAATTCACCGACTATGTTTATAGTAGTGATAGCATCAACAAATAGCGTAACTTGTGCCACATCAACCCCATCTTAATTCAAAATGAATAGCATCACGCTCATCTTTGAAATAAAAATCCATATAATCTCCTGTAGTGTACGTTTCGTACTTATGACCTGGTAAACCAAACTGTTCCACTACCCATGCTAGCGTTTCATTCCATTTGGGAATGTCATCAATGTTTATCTTCCATATAATACGAACCCTAGTACCCGCCGGCATTTAACAACTCTTTAATTTGTTTAACCACCTCAGTGTCTCTCTTAAACTTGATAGCCCATTGTTCTGGGTTTATGTAATCAATAATCATTTTAACATGGTCTGTATTTAAAGTATCTAAGAAACGTGTACCACTTTCACTTTGATACAACATCCATGGGCTAATCTTTCCGGTTGTGATAGCGTAACATATCTTGTTTACGTTGCCATATCTCAATAAATCACGTGGTTGAATGTTTGCGTCTTTAGCTAATTCAATAGTATGTTCTATACCACGATGTATAGCATCAAATGGATCTTCTTTCCGAAGATAATCTTGTAAGAAGGTAGTATAATTAGAATCAGTACTCCAGTTGTCTAGCTTGATGTTTTCTTTAAGTAGCCAATCAACATATCTACTGACATTCAATACATTGACTTCGCTACAATAGTGACCAAATTTTACAAAGGCCGTGTAGTAAGCACTTTTAATAAATTCTTCATAAGTCTTGTTCTTGGTTCGACTCATACTGTTCTTTGCATAGAACTGTAACCAGCTTTGAAAACCCAAGCGATTTCCTTTTATGTCACGATTCAACCATCGTTGTTTTTGTTCACAGATGTGGCTAATTAAAGTTCGTTCTCTTACGAATTCACGATTACAAAACTCACAACTATGCTTAGTCTCAGCTATTACCGCTGTCTTTTTCATATTGTCTAATTTCATCATCTGTTACTATTTCCGATAATGTTTCTATATCAGCTTGTTTTAGATTAGGATATTTGTTTGCAAGGTATACTTTTTTCTTGTGACTAGTTACAAATGCTTCACTGATAGCATATAGATTAGCTTCACTTGCCTTAGGATAAATCTTCCCGAAGTATTCACGCACATCTTTTTCTTTGGGTGTTTCTTTAAGCTGTGTTACTTTACTAGACAAGTGTGGTAGCCATTGATGAAACTGTTTTCCTATTCCTGGACTGGCAGCACATAACATTTGCCACTGTAGCTTAGGATGTTTGCTCACATATTCATTGAACAAATGTTTGTTTGCATGGTATTCAGTACTTGCTAGATAGTAGCTTTGAAGATCACTGCTAGCCTTAATAGCACTCATCCAATGCGTCATCATATAAGGTACGAACTTCTTTTGTTGCTCGTCTGTTAACCTATCGATATACTCATAGTCTTTTTTATCCAATGCGGCTAATGCATTGAACAAATCAAAATCTATGTTCTCGAATTTTTCTTCTTTAGGTACTGCCGCTTTTTTAGTTGCCATTATCAAAACGCCTGTGAATAATCTACAATTTCACAATTTCTGCTAATCTCTTTTACAAAATATACACACCGTGGTTTTTCAGTGTCATCGATAGGTACGCACAAAAACTGTCCGTTCTTTAATCGAGGTGCATACCAAGTTACGTCATGGTAAATGTCTACGATTTCAATATCCAAGAAGCTAGGCCTAAATGCTGATAGTGGATTAAATTCATATGCTTTAAATCCTCTATCATTGATGCTAGTAAGAGGTAGTGTTTCTAAATCACCCATATCAGGTTCACCGATAAGTATCTGCCAGTCCACCGGCATCTTTACTACTTTGTTACCTATCTTTAGTACTAGTGCAGGACTATTAAATGACTCTAAAAAGATTAAAGGAATGTAATGGTAATCTACATTCTGTGGATTGCTGTTATCTAATATAGCAAAACGTAAATCGTCTACCTCATCAGGTAAAGTCTCTAAGTTATAATAAGTATCGTCAAGGGTTAAAATTCTCATATTGTTATTGTATCACTTATACTTAATTTTTTCAACATCAAACGGGTAGTTAGCCTCTTTATAAAAGGTCTTTCGTTGTGTCAAATGACGTTTGGCAAACTTACAACTACTAGTGATATCCCAAATATTCACAAAGTCTTTGTCTTCTGCTTTACGAATTCCTCGTCCGATACTTTGAATAACTCGAACGAAACTCTTGCCCGGCTCAATCAATACTACGTTAAAGATCCTAGGAATATTAATACCAACTGCGGCTACACCATAAGTCGCAATGATAATCTTGTTGGTAGCTGTTGCAATATCATCATATTGTTCTGTCCTATCTGTTGCCTTTGTACCACCTGAAACAAATGCAACAGCGTCTTCGGGTATACCCAATTGTTCAAGTTTAAGGTGTAGAATCTTACCGGCTTCAATTCTGTCTACTAAGACCAGTGTGTTACCAGTATCTTTAATTCCAAAAATACGTTTGGCAATGCAATCCATACGTTCGCTATTTTCAACTAGATATTTAAGTTCAGTTTGATAGTTGGGAAACTCAACTGAATCTTGTAGTTGTAAAATGTTAACATGACAATTGCTTAGTACACCTTGATCCTGTAACTCACTTGCTGATAGTTTGCCGATAACCGGGCCTAAGCTAACAGTTAAAGACATTGATTCAAACTTAGCTTTAGGTATAGTGCCGGTCAATCCCCAACGTAATGGAATGTGACTCATTACACCAGTGAGTAATGTTTTTAATACATCAGCCTTAGCTTGATGAACCTCATCGACAATAACACATACTACACCTTCTAAGAAGTCACCTATACCAACTTCAGCCTCACCGGACTTAGTATTCTTAAGCATGTTGCCTAATGATTGCCATGTACAAATAGTATGTGTCTTATTAAATTCTTTTCTACCACCATAGTATACACCAACATCAAGACCTAAGTTAATATAGTCTGCTTCTGTTTGTGTTACAAGACTAGTATTAGGGACAATGACAATTGAACGACCATATTGTTCCATAGTATAACTGAGTGCGGCCGTGATTAGTGTTTTGCCTGCACCAGTAGCAATCTCTTGTAATGATTGTGGGTTTTTAAGATAGTTATTTATAATCTCAATTTGATAGTCTCGCAATACAACAGGTTCTCCTGCTTTAGGATGCTTTGCTGGCCATACTTTATGTTTAAAAGTTTGTTCTGTCACTTCCAAAAAAGAAAAAGAAGTTTGATATGTTCGTGTATCTTCTAACTCAATATCATATCCTGAATTTTCTAGTACCGGTAAAATCTCAGGTAGCAAGTTGATATAACTTGAACCTCCTAGACTGAAGTAACTGGTTTTTCCATTCCACCTACCTAATCGGACACTTGGCAAATACCTTGCACCCGGAACTTCAAATTCAAATAGTTTCATTAGAGCTTTACGCTCTCCTAATTCTAGTCCTTCTATCTTTACATTTACTTCGTCTTTGACGATTATTTTACATTGTTTCATTTGTACTCTATATAAATTCCGCTACTATTCACTATCTGTATCGTCTTCGCAACATGTTTAGTAGATCCGTGTGCAGTGAAAGTACTCATGTTAATTTTAACTGGCATCTCACATTTTCGCAAGTTAATGTTACTTTTATCTTTTGATAGGTTACCCGCTTTACTTTTTAAAACCCTATGTGTAATGTTGTTAGCTTTTAATAAATTAGCTAATTCCATAACAATATTTTTGTTTGTTCCAAACCACTCGGATAACAAAACCATGTCTGCTTTAATATTTTTCAAATTCTCTATCAGTCTAGTAGTATCAGTAATTTCAATTTTCGGCTGTGGGTCTAAAGCAAAAATAAGTTTATTCATAACTTCATCAGTGCCGCCTAACTCATCATGTATGTCACTTATTAGTGCAGGGTCAATTCTAATTCCCATTCTACTTAGTCTAGCAAGAGTATGATATTCTGTATTCAATGGTAAGTGTTCAATTGCTTCCATCAATGATGGATTTGCGGCCATGACATATAGATTACCGTTGATCCTTGCAAGAGTAGGATTCCAATATCGAATGTCCTTATGTTCTTTTACTGTATCAATTGCCTGTTGAACAATAGAACAATAGTTTACTTTGTCATAATGTTCAGTAACTATTTCCAAGATTGATTTCAATGTTTGTTCTGATGCTACCGCAGACCACATTTTATTTTCTCGGTCCCAATTCATATATTCAAGATTCTTTAGTTCTTTTACAAAATCCTTTTTGTAAGGACTATGAATAATTATAGTAGTATCATCCATAATAGAGACATGAGCCTCAGTATATATAGGTGAACTTTCAATAGGAGGAACAGTCCAAGACAACTTAACCAATTCAATACTACTTAATTCGGCCTTTGCTAATTGACGTTGATATCGTAAAACAATTTTGTCTAACAATGCGGATTGATTTGTAGTAACTGATTTACCTGCGGCAATATTAAGTTGCAACAAGTTATTTACAAACTTTTTATCGTAAGTGCCCAAACTTATATACTTTGATAGATAATCTACCAATTGTTCTTTAGTATTAGGCTTTTTTGTCATCATTCATTATATACTTATACAGGTAGTAACACAATACTTACTGGCAAAAAAAGGGGACCTAAGTCCCCTAAAATTTAAAAGAAAGAAACTACCTACCAACTACCAACCGAAACCTTTATCGAAACGGACTTATTGACATTGCCGTTACGCACACTGCAGGGGTTATGCCTTCATGCAAGTTGCTTTAGCAAGTTCGCGCCAGTTAGCACTAATCTTAACTAAGTCAGCAACCTTTAAACACATACGCAAGGACACTTCACGCAATTTTGTATGATTGTCCCAGATGAACGACATAATTTCGTCTGTCTGTTCTTGTGTAAAATCATAATCAGCAAACAAACCACCATCAGCATCACGATGCACTTGTTTGATACGCAACATTTTGTCACGCTCACTATCAACTGTCAGGTCCAGAAAGTGACAACGACTTTGCAACGCATCTAAGTGAGGTTGCATCTTGCCAGCTTTTTTTGCATCAAACGATTTGTTTGTAATGAAAATAATTGAGCCGTTGAAGTTGAAACTATTAGGGATACCTTCTTCACGCAAAATACGTGAATCTTTGTTCCACGAAATTCTACGTGTTTTACCTGAATCAAGCGCACCTTTGAGTACGTTCAATGCATCTTGATCTTCCCAGATATCACAATCATCAAAAACTAAAACGTTTTTAGCATCACTAAATTTGTACAACTTAGCGAACAGGCCGATACCTGACATTGCACCTTTGACAACTTCAAAGCGAACCTTTTTGCT